CCTGGATTGAGCCTTCATTTTATCTAAATTAAATAAATCTTCAGCCATAGCAGTTCTAGTTTGTGCATCACGTTGTGTAGCGATAGCACCTACCCTACCAACACCTGCTGCTAATGCTCGTGGGTCCGCCTCCTGTAATGCCTCTACCTGTGTTTGTGTTGAAGCTAATGTATTTTCAAAAGCTTGTTCATAAGCTTCCATAGGTAACGTTAGTCCTTCAAAATAATTTATTTCAGCTCTGCTTCTTGCATCTTTTCTAAGTCTTGCTTGTTCTTTTTGAGCTGCTGCTGCAGCCTTAGATTCTTGGTCTGCTTGATAAAAACTATACGCAGCTGAAGCTACGCCACCTATTGCACCTATTATTGCTCCTACCATATATTTATTTTTTTAAATAATCTATTTATTGCAAAGATAACAATTTCTACGGAAAGCTTTGCATAACACTTGAACCAACGGAAAATAACTCTACCGCTGTAGTGTCCGAATTTTTTAGTGTAAAGTTTAAGTAATACCCTCTAGCTCCATGTGACTCCGCTACCGCATCTTTTATAAACAATATAAAATCTCCTACCGCTGGCACTGTACCTGGAAAAGGTAGAGGTAATGGAGGAGGAGGAGGTAATGGCGGAGGAGGTACAGGTGGATAAGGCCCTACAGTATCTACCGTAATAGAAGGTAAGGTAACCACACCTGTAGATGAGGTAATCTTATCCCTTACAAGGGCAGTAACTACACCAACAAATATTGGTGCACCCGTAACCGCTGGAGGTGAAACAGGTGTTGTAGAATATATAAAATCTCCTACACTTAATATACTTCCTAAGGTATCACTATTAAATGTTATTACCACAGCATTGGCTGGTCCAACCACCGTATTAGATTGTCCTATACCATTTGCTGACCTGTCTCTAAAGTTAGTTTCTGTTTGTGTTGCCTCCCTTAAAAAGGTAAACCACTCTCCCTCCTTCTGTACGAAGTATGTAGAAAGCATTGCTCCCGTATCTAAATCTGTAAACAAAGATGTACACTCCCAAGCAGCACTACTCTCAAAAGACATGGTCTTAAATAATTTTATATCTAATGGCTTTAAATTAAACACGCCTGTAATCTCAGACTGATATTGTACCCCGTAATAATTATTACGTGTGTCATTAGTATTGTGTCTATATAAATCTCCTCCGTTCCACGAATAAAAAAAACCATTCATACCTGTCATATAGTCTGGTAGGTAATCATAGAATGAAGGCCATCCTTTTGCATCTTCACTATAAGATACTGTATATGGTGTGCTTGTTGTATGTGGCATAACTTTATTTTAAATTTAACATGCAGCTACCGCTGTTACTATTCCATTACTATCTACATCTACAAAATGATTTACCCCTCCTATTAATACAGGATATCTTCCTGCAGGTAACTGTGTTACCCCATTAACATCTACAAACGCCCAGTCGTTTACACCTATAGTTGCAGATACACCTGTTGCTGTAGCTACAGAGGCGGTAAAAATATTAGTGCTATGTACACCACATCCTCCACCAACTACTCCTGCAGTAAAACTATTTAAGGATACAGGACAGTTTACATCTATAAAGAAATCGGCATTCGGACAGATAACATCTACCCTAAGATTTAATACACTAGGTGTAGCGTTTGGTTTTGGTACAACCATTGTAAAATACCCAGGTACCCCACTAAACAAATCTACCTGCGATGCGTTATATGGCCCTAGATTTACTGGTATTAAGTTTCCTATATTATCTTCTTTAGGTACAAAATTTCCTGATACTGTTTCATACTCATACTCAAAGCCTGAAAAGGTTTGACTATTACTTCCGCTATTACTTGTGATAACACCACCATTACATGTGTATGTTCCACCGTCTGCTGCAGAAAAATATTGCCCTATAATTCCTTGTTTATACCCATGGGTTACGCTACTATATTCTGAGGCAGTTAACCCATCATAAGTCCATGTTAACTGAGATGGTGTAGTGTTAGGGTTGAACCTTAAAATAACCGCACCTGTTCCCGCTCCTAACTCTGCATTTAAGAAGTAACTACCTGGCGATGTACTACCTGACATCCTTACAATAGAGGCACTTGTACAATCAATTAAACATGCAGGACATTTGATAGGTGGACTTAACACATTAGTTGCTGACATAATTCTATATACCCCACCAAAAGAATATAAACCAGGAGGTGCTACGGTAGTTAACGTAGAGTTCTGATATAACTGAGGAGCAGTAGCAAAATCATTGCCTGCCCAATATACTAATGTTGAATTATTACACGCCATATTCTATTATTTAACAGTTTCCTTCATCTATTACGGTTCCTGCATTATCTAATTCTATCCATTTTTTTGTTCCTACCGATGGGGATACAGGGCTTACAATATAAAACCCTGGTGCCAGCGTAGGTAAACCACAATTTAATGTAGCATATACTATATCTCCTATAGTAGGTATACTCGAATTACCTGAGAACGTTACCTCAAAAGGTCTTTCAAATTTACCTGGAGTATCCACATCTGTTGTACAAGCTTGTGCCTGTGTTGTACATTGTGGTCCTATATATACGTTCTTACATACTGTTGTACACGTACAGCATACATCATCTGCTGTGCTTCCTGCGGGACAGTAACAAACAGTTTGTGAAGATATTAATCTTAAATCCCATATTAAATAAAGATATAGATTACCGTCAGGTATACTCATCGCTACCTCGGTAGCCTCAAAAGTATTAGCTACAGGATTAGATATAGGTCCTACCGTAGTGCTCGCTGCTAACAACGCATCAATATCTGCAACACTATTGGTATACTGTGTGTTAGAAGATAATATTCTAAACCTATGTTTAGAAGGATTAAAATCAAAATCATCTATACCAAACTTTTCAGTTCTTAATGTTATATTACTTCCTGTATATGGGAAGACACCCAGAGAGCGAATACCTATATTTTCTACATACTCTGCAGGCTGCGTAACTTTCAGTTGTGCCGAAGAGAAACCTGTAGATGGACTAACCGTACTACCATCACTCCAGTTATAACTTGTATGAATAAATTGTCCTGCATAGTTATTACTATTTACCACTACCTGTACTACCCTAATCTCCTTTTCTTCAGGACACTCTACAATTACTTCATAGGTAGAAGAAACATTAGGGGTAACTAACACCGTACATGTAGTAGGAGTATTTAAAGTTTTACTAAAACTTAAAGTCCCTGGAATCGTAGCGTTTAAAACAGAAGCTACCACAGAACCATTCCATGTAATACTTATATTCACATCTCCTGAGCTTATATGATATGGTATATTTATAGTACCTATAACCTCACCTACCTCTACATCATAAGTTATAGAGTTTGTACTTGACTCTTGATTTATTGCCTGCCCACAAGGTACCTTTTCTGCAGGTACAGGAACAGTATTTAAATTAGTACCTAATACATACTCTTTCATGTATGGGTCATAACCTCCAAGCTTTTGTGTAGTAAGCTGTTTATTAAAAGTATCTCTAAACCATGAGTTCATACCAGCACTAGATATAACATTCAATGAATCAGCTCCACCTCCTACAGCTTTTAGGTTTATGACAGCTCCTCTTTTAGCATCAGTAAAATACATATCATACCCCCACGCTACAAAGCTTTCAGGGTTATGGCTAATACCATACTCTTCGATTCTTGCTATTTGTTTTCCTAAAACCTGTGGGGTAGAAACAACTGCTCCGCCACCTACCGCATCACTTAAAAGATTTTTACCTACCTGTACGTATGTTATTCTATCCTCTTGTAATGTTAGTATATCTGTCTGTCGTGCGTGTAATATCTGTATAGGACCAAAGTCTCTTTCATATTCTTGAAAGTTTACTAAACCTAAATTAAACTCATTTAAGTTATTTACATTAGCTGAATTACTATATACACCACTATATGTAATATCAGAGAATCTATCGGCCTCTACAAAATCCTGGTTAGATACCGCCAATACACGCTCCCCTAAATTAAAAGGTTTACCTATAACACTATCATATATTCTATAACTTTCTACACCATTACCAAAGGAGTAGCAGTTATATGCATCTAATGTAGTAACTAAGTTTTGTGTAGCTGTCTGGTTTTGGTCTGTTGCCTCTAAACTATAAGACTGAGACACAGGGTCAAAGTTTTGTTTTGCTTGATGAAAACCTCCCTCTATTTCTAATAGGTCGGATGCATCATAAAATAGGTTAGCATCTGCATCTTCAGGTGCTGTTTCAAACACAAAATCTGTATCACTACGTTTTACTGTAATCATTAAAGAACAAACTGCTGCTAAAGTATTAGCATTCATTACCATATACTGTAAACCATTTTGCCCTGCTTTTTGTATCTTGAGAGTAGCTTGGTGAGTTGGACCCCCAAAACATGCCTTACATGTTAATATACTCTCATTTGAATTAACGACAATAGGAGGAGGAAGAATTGTAGGTTCTAATAAATAATCTCCTGGGTCAAAAGCTAATGTCATTCCATCTACATCAATTACACCAGGGTTATTAACTGTTAACTTATTAACTAAATCATCTCCTACCGCCCAGTCATAAAATGTAGTATAATCAAAGCCTGAAGTAAATGTTCTTTCGTATATTAATATTTTTTGGTCAGCTCCTGATGACTCACTTCGACTAACAGTTATTCTTATAGTAATCTCACTCCCTTCAGGAATAGTATAGTTTTGATTTGTACTTGTATCAAATAAAGGATATCCAAAATTAAAAGTATTACTTTGTACAGCCACACCTGCAGGACCTACACCTGTATTAATATAATCATTATAAATAGTTGAAGTGTAAAGATTTGTTGTTGCAAGAGGTGGTGGGTTATAAGGAGGTATATAATACTGATTAGTTGGAGGAACCGTTGTAGCATTTACAACATTTTGAAAAAATCCAAAATTCCAAAACGCATTACACGCATATAGAAATGATTGACCATTTGTATGTTGATTAGAATATGCTGAACCAGCTCCAACACCAGGGATTTGAAAAAAATTTCCAGTTGGAAAAACTTGAGGTCCATAAGAAATTAAAGCATCATCACTTATCTCCGCCTGCCAACCTTCAGGTTTTAAAAGCATATATAATCCTGCTGGAGATTGTTGGTTAGTGGATATACCATTACCTGAAAATGCTTGAACATCTAACACTACTGCTTTTACCTCGGTATCAAGCGGTCCACTTGTATCAACCTTTACGATTAGCTCATCTCCTGTTTTAACTAGATTAGCATTCTCTCCCTCTAATAAAAACCATACTCTACTTTGGTCATCGGTTTCTGCTACAGGAAGACCTGTACTTCCCTGTCCAGAGCCATCTTGTTTATAAAACTTTGTAGCATAAATAGTTTCATAGGTACCCTGGCTAGGTTTTACTACAAACTTATATTTCTTAGCCCAGTAAGGAGGTAAGTTTTTTAAGGTTACCTGTATTTGGTTTTTATTATCTGATGTAGATGCAGGATAAAACACTGTATTATCTACACTTGTTAAAACCGTAGATGCCCTACCATACTCATCCATATATACTATACCTACCTCATAATCTCTGTTAGAGTGTAAGCTTGATTTACTTGGTTCATCCGTTACTTCTACCCTACATCCAAACTGCTCAAAATTATAATACCTATAAGCCACAGCAAAATTACCTGATGCTGTACCGTCTGCCACAAAGTATTGTGTTGCAGGAATAGTTAAACTAAACGTAGTGGTACCACCCACATGTTCATATTTAAATCCTTGCGGTGCACATATTGGTGTAGACGCTCCACCTGTATTAATTTGGTAAGGTACATTATCATTACCTAATGTTGCTGTCCCTCCATTTATGTCGGTTAATCCTAGCTCATTTGTAGAAACAGAGTCAACCTGTGCAGTAAAACCTGTTAATACATCTGAAACTATATCCCCTATGACTACACCACTACTCACAAAATTTACACTGTTGTCAATTAACACATTTACCCCTGTCCCTGTTGTTATACCAGATAATACTATTTGATTAGCACAATTTGTAGGAAACGGTGTTGTATCTAAGTCTGTAGAGCTACAGGCTGTATTATCAATTCCTCCACTTACTAAAAAGAAAGATGAACTACTCATTGGGCTTTCTGCTTTAGCATAAAACTTATCACTTAAAGTAGAACCTGAATCTGATTCGTTACAAGGATATAATGATTTAATGATAAAAGGATTACTAAACCCATCAGCTACACTACCTCCTATCCTATTTTTAAACTCTGGAGAACTAAGTAAAGTATCTACATCTGGATACTCTACAGGACATGTAAAGGTCATATATAATTCAAACGGACTTGTTTGTGATGTAACAGTAGAACAAAAAGCGGATGTAGAAGGAGAACAAGCAGGTAGGTTACTTTGTTCTAAAGTAAATTTAAAATTTAATGTTGTTCCTACAGGAATTGCAGTTCCTACTGTTGTTATAGATGCTAAATCAAATGTTAACTTAGCGTTAGTTTCAGTATGTGCTCCTCCTATAGTGTAGGTTCCATCACTTAATACAGGGTTAGTAGAACTATAAATTTGTCTATTTCTAAAAGGCTCACTAAAAGCTGTAGCATGATAATCTATTTTTATTTGGCTACCATCTTTTTTGTCTGTAATATCAAAACCATCTACATAGTTCCCATACATCAAACGGTTACCCATTATTGTTTGAGCTTTTGCTCGTAAAGGAACATTATCATATAATCTTAATAACTCATCAGAACCTAGTGTAGTATATATCTCACTATTAGTAAACTGTACAGTATGAAAAGAATTATCCGACCACCCTTCATTCTTTTTTATAAATCTTTTTATAACGTATATAACATTAGATGTACTCTGCTTGTATAATAAATCCACCTCTAATACTCTCTTACTTCCTGTAGAAAAAGTAACATTAGCTGCATTAAATTTATTAACCATCCCTTCATTCCAATAATTAGAATTACTAAGTTGAAATTGTAGTGGTTCAAACGCAGGTGTAGAAAATAAAGAGATAGCACTATACTGACCATCTTCATATCTATATCTATAAGCAAAAGATAAGAACTTTGTTTCCATATAGTTCTCTTGCCCAGGAACCTCTATTAACTCAACATGAGGTGTACCTAAAGGAGCTACCTGGCCTGCCGCTACATCATAATCTTCATACCCTGGAGGTTTTACAATTACACTAACATCCTCCTCTTCAAATACTGTATCTATACCACCATCAGGATAGTCGTATTTTCTATTTACATTTATTACACGAGGGGGATTGAAATCATCCGTAAAAAATAATAGGTTCTCTATTTTAGATACTCCTGTTATAAGATATTTAGAATTAAAGTTTAATACCTGTGTACTTATAACATGATAGACAATAGCATTGGTGTTAGTATTGTAGGATACAATCATATCTACCACCCCTGTAACTACAGAGTTAGGATTATTTTCATCGTGTACAAACCAGTAAATAGTTTCGTTTATACCGTCCTCAAAACATCCAAGGGTTCTAGCATTATCCGTTAATTCTGCACCTGCATATTCCAAAGTAGTTAACCTAGTATTACCTTTAGAATTTTCTACCGCACCTATCTCTGTAGTTTCCGTAGAACCTAACCTAACATTTACTGCATCTACATATTCTCCTATAGGAACTAAGCGTTCATCAACGCTTTTATTCATTCGTCCCCGTATAAAGTTTGTTGAAATTTTTGCCATCCTACTTTATAATTTTATTCTGACCTCTCATATTTTGTAATAATCTACCAGGATGTATATTGCTTAGTCTTAATTTAGCATTTCTTAATAACGAAGATTTATCCTTACGTGCTCTATTTATTATAAACTCCTGAACACCATATCTTCCGTTCAGTAAAGAATATTTTATATATGCATAGATAAACTCTTCAAATAATTTATTTACACTTACACTAGCATCGTCTCCATTCTCTAAACCATCCGACACATATTCCAAGACAACTAACTTACCCGACATATCAGACGTGAAATTGATAACACCTCCCTTTTTATTTATACTGAATGTTGGGTTGATGTTAGCTGTCTCAGTATTTAAACCAAAACGTGCACCAATATTATAATCAAAATACCACGCACCATCTATATTGTACCCCATCACACCATGGTATGGGCCATCACCTAGGTACATATTCTTTTGTTTACCATCTAGTCTTTGCTTATCAAAGAATGAGTTATCAGGTTTTAATACGTTTCCATCTATATCAAATAATATATTACAATCATTATCCTGTAGGTATGCTCCACTCCAGTTAGTCTGTATATTCTCTGTCATTGGATATAACATACCGTCCTGTTCTAAGGATATTCTCACCCAGTTTATATAGTCTGGAGGTAAAACAAATCTTAATTGGTCACATACCGTAAGCTCTAATATTTTTATTTCTTTCATCGCATCGTAGTTCAACTCTTGTATCCCTCTCTTTGCGTGAAATAAAACTTGATAACGATTTATATTATTAATAAGTTCATTGTTACCTTGGTACATTAACATAAAATTATTTACAATATCTTCTAAGCTAACGTATTGGTATGACCCCCAGTTAGAATCCGTTGGGACATTTCCCCCATTCTCATAATATTGATAATCTGTTATATATGCCATAATTAAAACGATTCTTGTGTTTCAGTACTCTCTTCTTGTTTTCCAAAGTTATATACATCAGCCTCTCTAATTTCTATACCAACGTATTGACAAATCTTTGCAATCAATGTCGGTTCATCAGACTCAGGTAATTCAAAGTCTTGAAAGTCTGTAGCTGCTGGATAGAATATAGGCTCTCCCTCTGTTATAAGCTGGTATGTCCAGTTAGGTGCTAGAGGATAACGTACATACTGTGCGTGTATTGCTCCTTGTTGTAGTATACTTGTAGGATATACAGTGATAATATTACCATCTAGTACATACGCAGGATATGTTGTAGTAGGAGCGGTAAGGCTAGAGTTTGTTAAATAAAATATTTTACTTTGAGTTACTCTCTCTACCTCTCTAATTTTTGTGTTTGAATATATAACATAACTATTACCTATTGCAAAAATATCTGCACTTAAGCTAATGGTTCCTGTACCAGGTGCATCAACTTTAGTTACATAAGCTTCTTTTAATGTAGTTGTATTTACAATAAGACTACCTATTGGTGGTGTTGGTGCAGAGTTAGGAATATTTGTCCATACCGCAGACTGTGCTGAGTCTGTTATGGTATTACCTGCACTTGTACCTGTAACTGTACCTGAATATAAAGCAGATGAATAATAAAATAATTTATTCATTAGATAATAATCTGAAGGAAGTGAGTAGGTATTAGCATTTACCTGTGTTAAAAATACATTCTTAGAAAATGTATCCATAACCTCTAGTAAATTTTTAGTTATATCCGCATACCCTGTTCCTGATTGTCTAGCATTTTCTCTCTGTATCCATCTATTGTAAGCATAGAAATAATCCTCAAACATATCCATCTGAGCTTGCTGTGCGTACAAGTTAAAATCTTGTGGAGATATATAACCGTAGTTATTTTTATTAGCTATTGCTAAGACAGTATTTCTTACGTCATTTATTGATGCTGCCATATTATATAAACATTTCTACAAAGATAACAAAAAAAAAGAGGGGTATAATTTATTAGAGAGTCCAGTCTGTTATTCTCATATCCGTAACTAAATCAGGCTCTATATAATTTAAAGATGGCTCATCTACTAAACGTTGAATAGCTAGGATTACATTAGCTACAAACCCAAGTGTTGCACCTGTACATGTAAGTGTAGCTACCGCTGTACCTCCTGCACCACCTGGTAATAAATGTATTCTTATCTCTGTTGCACTTATGTATTGTGGTACTACTCCTGCACCCACAGGAAGGAATAAAACCCCATCGTTATCACTATCAAATATTAGATACTTAGTCATACCACAAAGATAACAAAAAAAAAGAGGCTCTATTTTTTAGAACCTCTTCCTTAATTAGTTTTTAGATAAAACTCTTACTAAGCATTTACAATACTTGTTACCGCTTTAGGTAGTATTATCTCGAAATAAGCTTTTTGCCAGCTTGTAGCTAATGCTTCTTCCATACTGTTTACTATTTCTAAATAAACATCAGAATCTACTTGAGCAGCGGTAGTAACCGTTGTAGTAGTCCCGTCAGTATAATCAATAGTAACTGTAGTTGCAGTAGCACCTGAAGTTGCTACAGCTTTAACCCCATTAAGATTAATTAATTGCCCTGTAAAAGGTGCGTTTGTAACTTTAAGAAATTTAGTCATTTTATAAAAAATTAATGATTAATAAAGTACAAAGATACGTAAAATATATTACGACTTTTTAGCCTTTGTATTGCCTTTAAGCATTTGCTTTAATAACTTATACGTCTCTACACCATCGTCTGTTTGAAAGTATGAAGCCATAATATCATTAGCGTCTTCACCGAAAGGAACTGTTAGTATCTTAGTCTTATTATCCTTTAAGTTAAAGTATACATCTCTACCTTTATTTCTTTTAGATAATAAGTTCTTAGCAAAAATTTGTACCACATCATCATACATCTGTAATGCTGGGTCATTTAGTATATCTATAAACTCTTCTGGATTATGTCTAGCGTATACTAATATATCTCTTTTAAGTTCTGAAGTAGTTTTTCTATCTACTGATGAACCCATTAATACACGACATACCATTTCTAGTTTAGAAATAGATAAATCTCTTGCTAATAACTGTGCATCTAATATAGTTTCTTGAACTTCTAATTCTTCTGCAGCATCTTTAGCTTTATTTATTTCTTCAAATATCTGCCCCTTTCCTGGGTGTAAAGATAAAAACTCTTGTAATACCTGATTACTTCTTTCTACCCGTAGAAATCCATCTTCAAATATAATAGGCTCCATTATAGCGTTACCATCTTGCTCATCCTCGAAAGGACTCTTTTGGTTTCTTGCATAACGAAGGGGACGGTTAATACCTTTCTCTTCATCAAAATATAATAATGGGGACCTGTGGTTGTGGTGTGAGTTTAGCATAAAAGATAATGGTGCTACATCACGTAATAATTTATAGCTTTTAGCTACTGCTTGTGTTTTCTTTTTCATTGTATTAAATTAAAATTAAAAAAAAAGGGGAGGAGGTTAATCCTCCCCTAATTACTATTTGTTAGTCTTTAAATAAGAAGAAGTTGTTTGCACCTAAAGTACATACAGCTCTTTCTGATAAAAAGTTAACTGTCATTGCATCTAAAGAAGATGTTCTTGCACCACCAGCTGAACCAGTAATCCAAGTTTTGTAACGTCTATCTTCAGTTTCAGACGCTCTATAACGTACATGTAAGAATGGACGTTTAGCGTTCTTACCTAAGATTTGGTCATATACTGTAGTAGAACCTGCAGGAACTAACATTCCGCTGATTTTACCACCTGTTAAACCACCACGCATTGTTGGGTCGTTTAAGTATTTCCAATCTGATTTGTAGAAATCATAACCTCTACGGAATCCTGTGAATCCTAAGTTAAGAGCCATCTCCTCATCGTTATCGAATAAACCATATGAAGTACCACCCGCTCCGTAAGAGTTTTGTGCTGCTAACATATCATCAATATCGAAAGAGAAATCTCTGTTTACAAAGATTACGTTTTCTTCAATCGCACCTTGCTTATCTAAACGTTGGATAACGCTATCGAAACCTGCAAGAGTTGTTGGGTTACCCCCACTCCATACATTTCCTCTATTGTTTACCACGTAGAATACACCTTCAGAACCTTTGTTTCCTACAGGTGAAGCTGCTGCAATAGCACCAGAAGCTGCTTCTGCTGGAACTGCTTCCACCATAGCTGTTTCTAGGTAGTCTTCAAAACGTAGACGAGTTTCGTGCTCAGACTTTAGGTACCATAGGTATCCTGTTCCTCCGTCTTCAGTAGAAATCTCTCCCCATCCAATCTGTGCCATATCAGAACCAC